GACTTGAGAATCATCAAGGTTGTCGCAGCAGACGTATCCGTCAACTGCTTCCAGTTGAACGAATCTGAACCTCCGCCCGTATCTGTGTTCCAAAAGGAAACATCCCGCTGACCACCTGTTGTGTTCCATCCGACAGCCAGATGATTACCTGCTATTGGATACAATCCTGACGCATTGATCGACCCCAGATACGCCCAGCCATCTTTCTGCGTGAAAGTACCTCGAATCGCCACCGTGTCCGCTGACTCATCCCACTCCATGTATCTGTCGGCGGTGTCACCAAAAAATTTGACATCCTTACCTGTCCCGTCCACACCGACAGTTACCGTCCCGTCAATCTGGACTGCACCATCAATATCTACAGCGTCAAGGTTCGTAGTACCGTCAACGTCAATATCGCCTGCGATGTCCAGCCCTGCGGCACCAACAAGTTGGAGGTCGTCGGTGGCCTGATTCCACTTCATATAGGCACCAGTAGCCGCTCCATAGCAGATTAGATCGACGCCCGTGTCGTCAACCCCAAGGGTGACCGTGCCGTTGAACTGCGAAGTGCTACTGGCAGTTATCGCCTGCGTAACAGTCAACGCACCCTCCACTGTCAGCGGGTTACCCGTGCTGCCAATGTTGGGGGACCCGTTAGCCCACGTTGCAAGGCCCGTAAAGCGGGCGTTCATGTCGGAGGCAACGATTGCGTTCCCCGCAACAACCGCAGTACCAATGTCTATAGCAGCCATTTATCTAAGTCTCCTTGTTCTGTACATTCCGACGACCGAAGTCATCCCCCATTTGCCTCGTGCCCCCTCCACGGGAGCGACACTAAACCTCAAAGATATAGCCTTCGCTGTCCCAGCCGTAGGCCATCTAAAGAACTCGTATATGCTTGCGATACCTTGTGATGTCCAATAAGCGTTCCCCGTAGCAGCCACTGGCGGAAGCGACGTATCATCAACCCACCAAGTAGAATCGGTGTCTGTAATGGTATCCTCCCACACAGAAGTAGACGCCCTGCCAGTAATAGCATTAGTGTATGTAGTGGACCCTGACGCCAAATTATAATCACGATAGATAACCATATTGATATTCACCGAATTGTCTGCAAGCAGGACAGTGCGGGTCTTTCCCCACCTTTTGGGGAATGTGGGACGGTTTCCTGACATCCAACGTGTCTGATAATGGGAATAAATCTCAGATGTACCCGTCCCCGTATAGTCGTCTGTGTCAGTATCCTGCTCAAACTTTGCCACCCGCGTAAACGCAGCCGTACCAGACCAATCCGACGTAGCCCCCAACCCCAAATGGGTCCCCGTCGGTGGCTTATAGCCAAACAAGACACGGGCATTGATGTCGTAACGAGTCCATGCACCCTGTTCACCCAAAGTGGGGTCCCAGACAAACACGTTGCGTCTATTCGTTTGCTCAGAACCAGCCAGCCCATCACCAGACTGATAATCCACTGACACCCAAAGGCGTTCCTCATGCCACATCAGCGAAGGCGCCGACGTAAGCGTCAACGCCGCCAACCCTATCGCTGGCTGCAAACGGGTAAAGATGTAGTTGAGCGAATCCCTAGAAAGCAGGTACAGGCCATCCTGCGCATACCAAAAGAAGACGCCATAGTTTGTGGACACCACTGGACTGTCTGCACGGCAACCAGCCGTGCGCGTAATGTTTGTGACCTGAAACGTGTCTGAATCAAACCCGTACAAGGCATAGATGGCCTGTTGCTTGAAGATGAGGAGCCTGTCACCGTCGGCTACCAAGGCTGTGATACGGTCGCCGTGTTCACCAATGTCGATGTCGATGTAGTCTGCCGCTGTCCAATTTTCTGCGTCGTTTATCTTGGAAAATCGGATACGGTTCCCGTAATGGGTTCCACTCTCAAGCGTGTACGCTACCCAGACCCGTTCACCCCATGTCGCAGCGAAGCGTGCATTGGGGAAGTGTCCATCCGAAGCATCAATATCGGGAGTCATCCGTGTGGCATTGTTGGCACCAGTCCACTTGACGGCACTATACGAAGTGTCAAACAAGGCCGCATTCGTAATATATGTTGCATCATTGAACGTCACAAACGCAGGAGGTGTCGTACCTGCCAACGTAATGTTGCCCGCCGATGACTGAATCTGTGTAAAGTTGGTGCCTGTGCTGTACCACAACTCTGTCGTGGAACCACCAGAAGACAACGCTGCCGCAAGAATCTGGTCACTGCCACCACCCGCAGGCGTCTCATGGTGCCCATGCAAACCCTGCACATGGCCGTTCAACGCCGTCGCATTGAGAACATCAACCCCGGCACGCCGAGTAACACCCCCACGGGGGTCCACATCAACATTCAACAAATCTGGCGACTCGTTATCGCCAAGGTTGAACTGGTCAGCCCGAAGGTTCAAACCACCCGTAAAACTACCAAGTTCCTCATACCTGTAAGGCTCAGTGCTGGAAACAGGTAATGTGGTTACCGAAAGCGGCATCGTCTACTCCCAAGAATAGCGAAGACGATTCGGTAAAATCGACTGGCTACGCCAACGAGACGCATTTCGGCTATTGATAATGATTGGCTGCGGTGCAGGCATGTCCTCAAACCGTGCCCGCAAATTGTCCAACTCTGCCGCAAACCCGGCATAATACTGCTGCGCCATACCCATGTCTTCCTGCTGCTGATAGGCACGATAGATACCGTACAGGGTCAGGATGTTGTCGAACGGGTCAGGCAAGTCTGGGGTGTCAGCATTTGCAATGGCGGCACGAGAGATGGGGGTGTTGCCACCAAACTCCACAGCGTTACGGTAACCACGCACGTAAATGGTGGTTACCGCAGTGGGTGTGGGGTATAGGCGAATGTTGTCACCCCAGAACGACCAATACCAAGGTTTGCCTGTGGTGTTGGAATCCAACGGGTAGACGATGTCTGCATCGTCGTAGCCAAGAAATTCCAATACATGGTTGTCAGTTTTCAGGTGGGCTACTTCCCGCATACCCGGCGTTAACGTAACACCGTCAATGTTGACAGAAATGCCTGCCCCCACATCAGACATCGGATAGTCCTTTTTGTCTGCTTCTGTGGCAAACGTGGGTGCAGCCTCGTAGAAGGGCCAACGCTTTTCAGAGTAAACAATAGCATCATAGCCTTCACGCAGCAGCGTGTTCAAGGTGGTGTCAGAGATGTCGTTTGCGTCTATGTCCACAATGTTGCGGATATAGTCACGCATGTCGCCAAGTTGCAACGTAACCTCCTAGCCGCTGTGGAACACGCAGTATTCGCTGTCCCCCTTGGGGCGACCCTTGCAGGGTTCGCCATTCTTTTTTAGTGCTGCACATACTGATGGCTGTGGTTCTGCTACATGTGTGCTGGTGTCCATAACCTGATGGACTCGTCTGTCTATTCCCACTGTTTGCGGACGCGGAGTGGCGTCACGGTAGTTGCTGGCGGGTTGTCCGTATGGCCGCATTCGGTTGTTGTATGCGGCTGCTGGTGCCCGCCCCATTAGTAACGGTCCCAGTAGCGGGCTGGGCGACGAGCGGCATCTTCCCTTCGGGTGCGTGCGCGCCTTGCGGCTTCCCGTGCTTGATGTTCACTAGACATGCCGAACTGGCGCATTATATGTTCATACCGTCGCTGCTGATCGAGCCTCTGCGCGTTACGGGTTTGGCCTAGCCGATCCGCCCCTCGCTGATAATGATCGGGATTGGTAACAGACGAACGCAAATTGCCTCCCTGTGCAGCAAGCGCCCTGTGTTGATCTTGGCTTCGTCTATCCAAGTGTTGTAGTGCCCTACGCCTCAAGGCGTCACGTTCAGGGCTGGCGGGTGACGGGCTAGACCCCACACTTGGGCCTATACCGCGCCGGGGCATGCTCCTTCTCCTGCTACGACTGCCGCGACTTCCACGCCTGTATGGCATATATTGTTATCCTTTCATCAGCGTTGGGTGGGGGCCACCGAAGCGACCCCCACCTAGCGCGTATGTTTGTTAGGCTATGCCGGGGTGATCCCGTACATGTAGCCCTGACGGGCACGGTTACTCGTCGT